GATTCAATGTTAAGCAAAATGGAAGGCACGCCAGAAGGCGGCAAGGTGTATCTGGCCTTGTCTCCCGGTAGATATGGATTACAGGCTCACAGTTCCGATCCAGAAATACCAGCAGTCATCGAAGGACTGAGTTATGACGATCCAGTAGTGCAAATGTTGTATTTACAATATGTGATTCGTATGATTGAGCTATTCGATCCAGACTATCTTAACATTGGCATAGAGGCTAATGACACTTATGAATACGACAAATATGTTGAATTGCATGAATATGTTTATATGGCATTGCGTCCATATACCGACATTCCCATTTTTGCATCGTTGACACTGCACAACATGCTCAATAAAGGTGCGGCAGAAATTGGCAAAATAGATTTGCTTCTCCCTTATTGTGATCTTATTTCAGTAAGTTACTATCCTTTTTTTGTTGACAATCAAGACGAAAGATTAACCGCATTAGACTGGATGGTAGAATACTATTCTCCATATGGTAAACCTTTCTGTGTTGCTGAAACTAATGATGCAGCAGAAATGACAGCGTTCGGAGAGTTCACTTTGAATGGCACAGAAGAACAGCAACTTGAGTATTATGAGAAGTTGTTAGATGTAGCACAAAGCTATGAGTTTGCGTTTGTAATCAGTTTTGTTCATCAAGATTATGATGGACTGTGGGAAGATATAGCTGACACAGCCCCTTGGTACTTCAAAGCTTGGATGGATTGTGGCTTGATCGATGAAAACGGAACAGAAAGGCCCGCTTTAACAGTATGGTCTGAATATTTTGAATCAACTGGTGACTAACATGAAAAATCATTGGCTAAAAAACAGGTGTGGTTTGTAATGAACCAACCGAGAACTGCCCTCCATCTCCCTTTATGCTCTGGTTGGAGATGCGACAAGTGCAAAACAAATTTGATTGGCACAGGTGTGCCAAATTTCAGCCATATTCAGATAATCGACCCTTGATACAATCCATGCAAAGATCCACTGTTCCCACAGGAGAAAATCATGGAAACCGTTGAAGTTATTGCTGTTTGTATCGACAATCTTGGAGAAAGAAGAATTGTGTTGTTCCGATTGAAAAATCACGAACCAATCGGAACAACTGATACTAACCACATGTATTTCACCATGCATGTCCTGAAGGATTTTGGGTGGTTTGAAGAAATCATAACCTTTGATAAATTTGACAACTCTGGATTCATCGAACAGGCTATTGACCTTTGCGATATGATGTTTGTTTATGACATGAAGTCGGATGAGTCCATTAGAATACTTGAAAAGTCATTGCCGAAATGAACTTCTCAGACTCAATGTTTATAAGCGTGTAACTCATGTTGGGGTGGGGGGTTTCTCCCATCCCAACCTTGTTCCCAAGCACTTTGATACACCTTGAGAATGGCACCACTGGGCGTAATAAACTGATCATCACTCAAATCACATTCCCTTGAGAGACCTTCTTCGCAAGCAGTTCTGCCCAGTTGCCAAGCCTCTCGCCAAATTTGAGGATATGTTTCGTCCAAAAATTGTTCTAAGCTCATTAGGTGCCTACCAGTTCTTCAATGTCATCAGTCTTCAAATCAAAAGGCGAAATGTACACCATCCCAATCTTGTAGTCAGCATAAGCTACTGTTTTACGCTGATAATATAACTTCACATTAGACTCATCGTTGCTACGAGCTTCAATATAGTAAACTCGACGATCAGTTTTCCTGTATTCCTGATCGGGAGGAATGTGGAAATTCCCTTTGAGAATTTGCATTTGTTCGAACTCAACGTAAGGCCCTCTTTGACCAATTACAACTCTTGTGTAACCAGTTGCGACATGGGTACCAGACTTAGTATAAAAGTCAAGCTCGCCACCTTCCAGTGGAATCCTCAGACGATCTTTGTATGATTTTTTCGGCATAACTCAAACCTCTCAGGGCCGGGCATAGGACGTAAGTTATCGCATTTATGAGATTTAGAAAAGGTTAGAATTACAGACAATTTCTCTTGAATAATTGTTTATAGCACGCTACAATAATACATGCATATATTGAAAAGGAGAATTGCATGTTTTTAGAAGAAATTCCAGAAGATGTGAAAACCACTACCGAGGTCGAAATTCGCTACGATTGCAGTGGTGGGTTCAAACGCTGCGGTCAAAAGTGGGTTCTCAAATACAAGGATGCCCAAAAGAACTTTGACGCTAATGATGGCAAACACATCTGCCGTCAATGCAATTTGAGAGCTAAAAACCCGATGAAACGTAAAGCGGTTAGGGAGAAGGTCAAGAAAACAACCCTCGAACGACACGGCACCGCCTGTGTCATGAACACTGCTGAGAATGTCGCTAAACGTAATGAGAAGATGTTTGGTACAGAAGAAGCAGTGCAAGAGATTGTCAAGAAGCGTCGTAAGACATCTCAAAAACGTTACGGGGCTGATCATCCAATGAAATCAAAGAAGGTCCAAAAGAAACAGAAGAAAGCGATCCGCAAGAAATATGGTGTGGACAACCCGCTTCAAAATGCTGAGGTTCTAAAGAGACAACAACAGACCATCAAGGAACGTTACGGTGTGGACAATATCGCTCAACTGCCTGAAACTCGGGCTAAGATGGCTAAGACTATGTTTGAGCGATATGGGGTTGAACACTACAACGAACTTCCAGAGATGAAAGACTATCTTCGGGAGAACTGCACTGAGTGGTTGAAGGAGAGCTATGAGGCTGGAGGGCCAAACAAGGGAAAACCAAGACCAAAGGAATGGTCTGACAAACAAAGTGAAACTGTTGCTAAGCTTATCCAGAGCGGCAAATGGATGGCTGGGCACAAAAGTACATGGCGAGGTCACTACAAAGCTGACAAGTGCAAACGACCGATCTCGTTTTTCAGATCAGGGTTTGAACTAATCTACCATTGGTACTTAGATCACGATCCTAATGTTGAATGGTATGACTATGAACCGTTCTTTATTGAGTATGTGAAAATTGATGGTTCTACTGGGCGATACTTCCCAGATTTCCTTGTGAAATACCTTGGTGATGATACTTTGTATCTACGTGAGGTTAAAGCTGATTACCTTCACGATTCGCTGGAGACAAAGAAAAAATATGAGGCAGCTATAGCTTATGTTGTTTCGTTGTCAAATATGCAATTTTCAATTTTGCTCAAAGAAGACATTGGCGATCTTTCTCTTGACTTGATGAGCCTCATAGACAGCAACCGTGTTGTTATAGTTCATGATCCACGTCAGTAATAAATTGATGCGAATCTACCAATAAGAAAACCTCGGTAAGGAGATTCCCTTACCGAGGTTTTTGTTTCTTTGTAAGCCCTTTTATGTCAAGAACTTACGTTCATCCGCTAAATGATGAAATTCGCAACTGACATGCGAGCGTAGAATTTTGCCCCTTCCCTTAACAATTTTTTTCCGTATCTTGTTAAGATACCCTTACGTGGGCAGAAGCTCTCTGGGTCGAGAACAACTGGGGTCTGTGTCAGCGGCACGTATGGGCAGTAGAAATATCCACTATCCATGTAGCTGTCGCCTTTGTATCCCATTAGGATCTGTCCCTGTGGGAACAGAGGGTCTTTGTACAGACGCCATCTGTTGTTGATAGTACCAACATACTGAATACCCAAGCTTGAGGTGAAGGTTTCAGATGGTGCTGGTGCAAAACCGGCAGTAGCTGTTTCAAAGATAGATGCAACTTCTGGGCTTGTTACGAGCCAGTTACATCCGCCACGCAGAGTCTTACGGTGGACGACGTTAGAAACTTCGACGACCTTAACATAGAGGGCCTCGTATTTTTCTTTGATCGTGTCACCAAGAGCGGTGTTGAAATCCCAGACAGCGACCGTACCAGCGTTGTTACGCAGGTCAGTAAGAACTTCACGGTCGATCTCAAGGTTAATTTCTTGAGCCAAGACAGCGGTCAGTTCTGCTTCAGCGTCCAAGTTGTGTTGTGAACGAAGGTCTTGCTGTGCTTCGTAGGACCAGACAGCTTTCAGCTTACGGGTCTTAGCAGCAATTTCTTCGCTTTCGACAACCAAGTTAACCTCTGGGAGGTCTTGGTTGCATTCCATGTTGTACTCATAACTTACGACGGCGTGGTTTGCACCAGGATCGGCGTCCCATGTTAGAGTCATTTCGCCGGTTACAAGGTCGATTGAACCACCTGTAACTGCTGGGGATGGTGCAGAACCAACGTTAGCGAGGGTAAAAGTACCAGCTTCGTTAACGACGAAGGTTTGCACAGCAACAGTTCCATCATAGATGGTACCGGTAAGGGTACCAGCTAGAATTGGCGTGTGTTCAAGTGGAGCAAAAGTGGAAGTAACATCTCCACCAGCATCAGTTGAGGTTGTCTCATTTTGGACAAACTGATGAGTGTAGAAGATTTCCAAGTTTGCATCACCAGATGCCAACTGTTGCAGTGATGTTGCATCATCACTTGGGAATCCAGCGTTCAGATCGGCACCACGCATAGCACCTTTGTTGCTGGAGTAACGGAAACGCAGGTAATAGACCAAGCCAGTCGGGCCGAGCAATGGTTGCACGGAAACGATCTTGTTGGCGATCAACTGCGGGTAAATACGACGTACCAGTGGAATGCTGATTCTCTTGAACTGGGCGATATCCCCAGTATCGGTCATGGTCTCATTGATCAACTTTTGGTTCTCTAGGAGAACGGCGGCTGTGGACCTTTCAAACCGATCATCAATGCCATCGAGCATCTTGGTGCGAGCCCATTTCTCTTGGATTTGGGCTGCTTCGTTAAGATATTGAGCATTAGCGTTCATTAATTTAGCCTCTTTCTCTTTGGTTTGAATGAATGTTTAAGGTTTACTCTCTTTCCTTAAGTCCAGAGAGGATAAGAAGGTCGTTAAGTTCCTGACTCTCAGTCAGAACTCCGTCGCCTCCATCTTGGTTAGCTTCCGGGTTGTTAAACTCTTGAATGAGTTTTCCATCGGTCACTCTATGTCCACGCCCACTTGCTTTCTTTGCACTTGCCGCTCTTTCTTTCTTTTCAGTTTTAGCTGCCTCAGTAAGAAGTTCTTCCTGAGCTTTCACAGCTTCATTGAGCTTGTTGTTATGCATGCTCAAACGAGTGTTTTTGGACTCCATAACTCTGACCTTAGCTTTAAGGTCATCGATAACTTGCTGTTGTTCTTCCAACTTGGTGGAAGTAACAGCAGAGTAGTCGTCATCTGAGAGTCGATCAGCAACGATGTTGGTGATCTTGTCGAATGCAACTTTGTGTTCCAGAGTACGAGGATCGTTCATCACGTCCTTCTTAGCGTGCTCATAGATTTCATTATTTTGTAGTTGCAAGAACTGATCGACCTTATCGACCATGAAGTCTTTCATGTCTTTCAGTTTGTTATCGAATTCTTTGTAGAGTTCGACTTCGATTGTTTCTTTGTCGCCTTTGGCGTCATTGATCATCTTCCAAGCTTCTTCGAACTGTTCATCCATGTGATTTTCGAATTCTTCACGTTGGAGTTCGAGACGCTTTTGGAGATCGTCGATAATAGCGAAAGCTTGCTGATAGCCCGTTTCACGTGCTTCTTCAAGCTCACCCTTTTCCGCTTCCAATTGCTCGTAAGCTTCTTTAAGCTTTGTGTTATACTCATCTTCTAGCTTAGCATTGGAGTCGGCCATCATCTCTTCGACAGCCTTAGAGACCTCTGCCAACTGATCCTCTGGGATCAAATTCTTGAGTGCTTCTGTAAGTTTATCCATTAGATTAACCCCGACTTTATAGTTTCTGTTTGAGATTTTACGATACCGCCCAAGCAAGCTATTAAAGCATCTTTGCTTACGTTATTGGTATGTATGTTTGTATCCTCATTTTTGACATGAGAATTATGAGGAATACTATCATTACTACTTCCACGAGAAGGAGTAACTTCTTCATTCCTTGGCCTTCGATCATTTACGGGAACAACTTTCTGCTGGAAGGCAGAGAAGGTAGAAGGGTCAGCAACAGCGTCAAAGGTGATGAGCTTGTAGCTTTCACCGATTACGAGGATGCCGTCTTCATTAGTTGTACCGTTGCCAACTCCTCGGGAGCTAATCCCAACTTTAACACCATCATTAATGAGTGATTTGAGGATTTTCCCATTAGGCGTATTAAGGATTTCGCCTTCGCCCATTAGAGTCTTGCCCTCCCACCACAACTTGGTGATGATGTGAGATGCTTCACTGAAGTGGATAATGCTGTCAGTGGGGTGATCGAGTTCCCCGATTAAACGACGTTCATCGATGGCTTCTTGAAGCCGTTCCATGTTGTCGTTTAAGACACCATATGGATACATGCGTTTGTTTTTGTTGACTGCTTCCGCCTCTTGGAATTTGCCCCTAAACTTTACGTTTCCATGTTGGTTGGATTCACAAAGCTGGATATCAAAACCAGAATTGGTGCAGCAATCAACGAATAACATATTGTCCATTGTTTGCTTCTCCTTACTTGTTGACTACGAGATCTTTGTCATCGATTGTGGCCTTATAGCCTGTTCCACCGGGTCCACCGGCTTCTTTCGGCACGTAAGGATTCTGCAAACCGGGCCATGTATCGCTCGACTGCCAGCTTCCGTGGTGCTGTCCAAATGCGTCTTTATCAACGCCTTTCTCGCCTTTCATGGTCCAGTCACCGTAAGGGGAAGGCACATAAGGGTTCTTCAAACTTGGGAAGACTTCCTTAGAGGTGTTGCCCCAGCTTCGGCCTCTCATTTCGTCAGAATGGCTACCTTTGTAGTTCATGCTGTCTTGGCCGATTGCAGGTGCTGCATCGCCCCAGTCACCAGAGAAGTCACTCGCTGGCTTGTATGGGTGCTTTGCTTTCTTAGCCATATCTG